GCACAGCGGATCACGAGTGGTTTACTGGGCGCTTAGATGGCACCCATAAGCCTTACGCCCCAGCCCATGTAGGCTCCAAGCTCAAGCGTATATGCCCTCCAGAGATACCTACGCTTGAAACCGAGGATGAATTTAGGTTGGCGGGGTGGATAAGTGGCTTCTTCGATGGGGAGGGTTCTGTATCTCTTTTGAAGAGGCGTCGTGGCGACTATGGCAACGCACTCATCACCTTTTATCAAACTGCCGAGCAGAATCTTCCCTTATGTGAAAAACTTGAATACTCACTCAGTCGCTTTGGTTTTAATTTTGGCTGTAAGGAACGGCAACCATCTACGCTTTCAGCGTCCGGTATTCCATGGCAAAAACGCCGTGGTTATTATCTTAAGTCCAATGCCGGAGAGGGATTTACGCGCGATGGGGAACGCCCCCAACGAGCCAGTCGTCTACAGCTAAACCAACGATTTCTTCACCTCATCAAGCCCACCAAATGGCGCCAGAGAATCATCGACAGTACGGCTCATGGCCGCATGTATGCGACTAGTGAGAGGGTACTTTCCATAAAGCCAGATGGCCAAGATTTCGTCTATGGTCTTGAAACCACTACAGGAAATTATGTTGTTTGGGGCTTAGCTTCGTCCAATTCTGGCCAATATCAGCAGGTTCCAGAACCGCGTGGTGGCTCCATCATTAAGCGCCACTACTGGCAGTCCTGGGATAGGCCCAAATACCCCGGATTCGAGTATATTCTGGCCTCCCTGGATACCGCTTATACGATTAAGCAAGAAAATGACGCCTCGGCCCTGACCATTTGGGGGGTGTTCCGGGACGGAAACGGCAATCCCAAGGTCATGCTGATCTACGCTTGGCAGGAGAGATTGCAGTTTTATGAGCTAGTTCAAAGGGTTATACAGACCTGTACGCTTAGCCAAGTGACCACTATAGAGACTAGATTTCCGGTGGATAGGCTTCTGGTGGAATCGAAGGCCAGCGGCCTCTCTGTAGGGCATGAGCTTCACCGATTGCTGCGTGGCACTGGCAAGCTAGGGGTGGAACTCCTCGATCCCACCAAATATGGCGACAAAGTGGCAAGGGTCCATGCCATTGAGCATCTCTTTGCCGACGAGATGATCTACGCCCCCGACAAGAGTTGGGCAGATGCCGTGAAGGATCAATGCGCTATCTTTCCTAAAGGCTCACGGGATGACTTGGTGGATTCTACCTCCATGGCGCTTCGCTACTTGCGAGAGGCTGGTTTTGCTTTGCGCCGCGAAGAGCAGTCAGTGGCTTCAGCAGAAGAACTAGAGTATCGTAGTCCATCGGCAACGTCCCCGTTATATCCCTGTTGAGGAATAACATGGCTCATCCCTATCATAAGCATCGTGAATCTGAGCGTAAGGCTGGTCATGCTCGTTACAAAGCTTGTGGTGGGCGAATGGCAGAGGGTGGCAAGGTGGGTAGCACGGCGGGCGAGGGTAAGTCTGACGACTATTGGCCGGTAAAGAATCCCGCTCCGGTTAAAAGCGACGATGAATAATGGCCCTCTCCAATAGCAGGCAGCTAACCGATCCTTATCCTAAGCCTATTCCGCCTGCTCCCTTACGCATTGTCGGTTCTGCTAAAGGACCAAAAGAGGATGTGAAGGTCGATACCAAGTCTATCGAGGATGGCGTTCTTAAGATCGAGCATCCTGATGGCTCAGTCACCATCGACTTCAATACCGATAGAATCAAGGATGATGCCCCTGAAGATAAGGGCTTTGGCCGCAATCTAGCCAAGGAGATGGAGGATTCCGAGCTTGATGGTTTGGCTACCAATCTCTTGGAAGGTATCCAGCGCGATGAGGAATCGCGCAAGGAATGGATAGAAACCCGCACGCTGGGTATCTCGCTACTCGGCCTTAAGCTTGAGAAGCCTCGCTCCGATGCCGGGAGTAGTTCAGCCCCATTAGAGGGTATGTCCACCATCCGGCACCCGCTACTGCTAGAGGCTACCGTTAACTTTCAAGCTACTGCCCGCGCCGAACTCCTACCCGCCTCTGGACCAGTAAAAGTTCGTAACGATTCGACTACCCCACCTCTTAATACTCAGCAGCAGCCGCAAGACGAGATTGCCGAGGTCGATGAATTAGCCAACGCCCTTGAGAAGGATATGAACTTCTATCTCACCGGCATTGCTATCGAATACGTTCCCGATACTGACCGGATGCTGTTCTATGTTGGTTTTGGCGGCGATGGATTTAAGAAGGTCTATAATTGTCCGCTTCGCAGGCGTCCGGTTTCAGAGAGTATTGATGCGGAAGATTTGATCGTTTCTAACGCAGCTACCGATATTAAGAGTTGTGGCCGGGTTACCCATCGGATTCGGATGCGCCAGTCCATTCTGCGCCGGATGCAGATTCTCGGCGCCTATCGCGATATAGACCTTGGCCTTCCTGGCACGCCAAACCCATCTACGTTGGATAAGAAGAAAGAAGAGGTTGCCGGTGTCCGCTCTACCAATATGCGGCCGGAGGATCGAGATTATGAGGTTTATGAGACGTACTGCGAGCTAGACCTCGATGATTATGCACCGAAAGCATTTAAGGGCAAAGGACTGCCACTTCCCTATCGCGTCACTATTGAGAAGGAGAGCCGCAAGATTCTCGATGTACGACGAAACTGGGAAGAGAATGACGATCAGTGTTTGGCTAAGCAATATTTTGTCCAGTTTCCTCTTATACGTGGTCTTGGTTTTTATGGGCTTGGCTATATTCACCTTCTTGGCAACACAACCAACACCCTGACTGCCGTATGGCGCGAGATGGTCGATGCCGGGATGTTCGCTAACTTCCCTGGCTTTCTCTACGCCAAAGGCGCAGGACGACAGAATACCAATCAGTTTCGTGTCCCTCCAGGAGGCGGTGTTGGCTTGGATATTGGCGCTCAGCAGAGCATTAAAGATGCTATTATGCCGCTTCCGTACAAGGAAGTCGGACAATCCTTCAGCGCCTTTGCTACGCATGTTGAAGATGTGGGACGGCGCCTTGCTTCCACAGCGAACATCCAGGTTGGAGAGGGAAAACAAGATGCACCCGTTGGGACAACTCTTGCGCTTATTGAGCAAGCTTCAAAAGTCATGGACTCCGCCCACAAGCGACTTCATGCCGCTCAAGCAGAAGAGTTCAAGCTCCTCAAGGAGCGATTCAAGGAGGACCCTGAATCCTTCTGGCGCCACAATAAGCGCCCAACCATTCAATGGAAAAAAGACCAGTTCATAGATGCTTTGAATGTCTATGAACTTGTTCCGGTGGCCGATCCGAACAACCCGACTTCGCTGCATCGCATTGCCAAAGCCATGGCGATCAAGACGCTGCAACAGGCTTCTCCTGAGCTTTATAATGCGATGAATGTGGACCGCCGCATCATGCGGATTGTGGATATTGACCCAGAGGGCTTGTTCAATACCACGCCGACTCCGCCGCCGCCTGATCCGCGCATGGTTGCGATCCAGGCTAAGCAACAGACTGAAGGCCAGCAGAACCAGATTCAACTGCAAGAGACGCAGCTTAAAGCGCAGACCCAGCAGCAAGCGATTGCCGACAAGGCGGCTGATCGGGCCTCCCGCGAGAAGGTTGAGCAAGCCAAGATCGAGTTACAGAAGATCAAGCTCTCGCAGGAGAGCATTATCCACGCTCACGATGCTCAACGTGACGCTGCCATGGCGCAACATCAGATGGGACTAAAGCAGGCTGAGACTGTCCATGGTATGCATATGGATGCTGCCTCCAAGGCTCAGGAGCTTCTGCACCAGCGGGCACAAAACCAGAACGAGCTTCAAGTAGATGCTGCTCAGCGCCAACACGAGCTTCGCGGCGGCCTGATTGAGAGTCATCAGAACATTCGCAATGCCCAAGAGGAGCATGATGCCGCTATGGCGCGTGCCCGCGAGGAGCATGAGACTAAGATGCAGCAGATTCGTGAGACGCATCAGGCCAAGCTCGAACAAGCTAGAGCATTGGCAAAAGTGCAGAAATCAGCTAAACCAGCGAAGAAGGACAAGTAATCATGGCTGAACATAAGTCGATGGAAAATTGGGGTCGCAGCAAAGCTGCCGAACGGCATGGCGGCGGCAATCAGAAGGCTGGGGCAGTTCGTATGGATGGCTTGCCGCAGGCATCAACTGGCAAGCTTTCGGCCGGTCTTGTGTCTGAACCGACTCCCAACGAGTTGGAGCGAGCGGCTCAAGCTCCTCAAGACCCTGTAGATCGTCATGGTCCTGGCTATGACAACGATGTTGCTCCCAATAGCTGGCTACGCGGCATGGGTGGCGTTCCTTACCCCCATTTTGATGCAGGAGCCTCCGGGCACCGTTATGGAAGGAAGAAATAACCATGGCGCATTCGCATGAACATTTGAAGGAAATCCACGCCGGTCAAAAGCGTGCCCACAAGCTTGTAGGGCACCTTAAGCGTGGCGGCAGCGCCAAGCATGAGGATGCGAAAGAGGATCGCGCTCTCTTTAAGAAGATGATTAAGAAGCACGACGAGATGAAAGCCCCTGGCCGCAAATCTGGAGGTCGTGTGGACAAGTTCGCCAGAGGTGGCGCGGCGAAAGGCAAAAAAGGCACGCATATCAACATCATGGTTGCGCCTCATGGCGGTCACGCTGTCGGGGGTGCGCCCGGTGGGCCACCGATGCCTCCTCCAGGTGCCGGTGGTCCACCGTCACCTCCGATGCCGCCGCCCGGTGGAATGCCGCCTCCGGGGGCTATGCCTCCGCCTGGGGCTATGGGTGCAAGGCCGCCAATGCCGCCTCCTGGCGGGATGCCGATGCGTAAGCTTGGTGGCCCGGTTTACAAACGCGGTGGAAAAGTCGGCATGACTGCTGGCGCCCTTACTGGGGAAGGGCGATTACAGAAAACGAAGAAGGGCGGAACTTTCAAGCCTCTTCCTGGGAGCTAAATGGCCAAGACTCACTTTCATGGTAAATTGGAAAAGGAAATCGCGACTGCTCTTATTGAGCGCAGCCAATCTATTGTGAATGGGGCCTGCGGTGATTATGCGGCCTATAGATACCAAGTCGGCTATTTAGAGGGCCTCAACGATGCTCTTAAGATAGCCGACGCAATCGCAGCAGAGGATGAGTAATGGGCGTAGTCGTTCCCCATAAAGCAATAGAGGCCATTTCACGATCCCGCGATCCTGGTAGCGCGATTCTTGACTTCATGGGCGACCTTTCGGACGTAGAGGTTCTTCTCAATCGCGTCCTTGTCGCTACGCACATCCGCTCCAATGTGACTACAGGCGGCATCATCCGGCCTGATGTGAATGTCGAGGAGGATGTGTGGCAAGGCAAGTGTGGACTTATACTTAAGTATGGCCCGGACGCTTTTAAGGATGACGAGGAATATATCTGGGGAGAGTCCAAGCTGTCCATAGGTGACTGGGGTGTGTATAAGGTGGGAGATGGATGGAGTGTGACTGTTAAGAATTATCCATGCCGCATTGTGAGGGATTCGAGCTTCATGATGCGGGTACAAGACCCGAACAGCATTCTGTAGGATCGTCAGATGGCCAGGAAACCAACGGTAGCCACTATTACCAAGCACCTAGAGACGGTTAAGGCTCTAGAGGGCGATCTTCTTACCAAGGTTAAGGAAGCGTCCATTAGAGAACAAAACGGGATCAAGCCGCCATTTGAGGCTCCCACAGAAGAGGCCGCGCCTTTTGAGGCTGAGGTTGATGACCAGACTCCTGTTGTAGCCAAGCAAGCTTCTGAAGATGAGGCTACCAAGCTTCTCAAGAAGCAGATCGAGGACCTGCGGCGCTCCGAAGAGACGGAACGTCAGCGCGCTGACCAAGCCACAAGAGATCGCGAAGCCGCGCTTCGTGAGGCTCAGGCCAGCAAGGCCGAGGCTCTTAAGTTTCAAAATGCCGCTACGCAGAATCAGTATGACGCCATTACCAGCGGTTTGGCTGCTGCTCAGGCCGAGATCGAGCGCGCCAAGGCGGATATTAAGATCGCGATTCAGCAAGGAGATGCCGACCTTCAGACCGATGCCTATGGGCGTCTTGCCGAAGCTGCGGCCAATGCGAAGATTCTTCAGGACGGTAAGCTAGAACTTGAAGAGAAGGCCAAGGCCGTTAAGGAGGCTCCAGTAAGGATGGAGCAGCCTCAGCAGCGTGGCGACCAGCTTGAACGGTCTAATCTCCCGGATACGGCCAAGAATTGGCTTCGCAAACATCCAGAGTATCTCACCGACACTCGCAAGAACTCACAGATTCAATGGCTTCACCATGTTGTGGTTGATGAAGG